AGACGCTCATCGAGCGTTCCATCGTCGCTGTTGAAGACCTCACTCACGATCCGGCGACGGGTGCGGCGGCTCGCGTCGATCAGGTAGAGCTCCACCTCGCCGAGATCTCCGCCCATGTCGACGGTGACGCTCCCCATGTCTGCGTGCTCAGGGATCTGCTCGGTGGTGGCGGCGCGCAGGGCGCTCAAGATGTCTTTCTCGTTCATCAGCTGTTGTCCGGTGCAGAGGTGCCATAAGCCCATGACCTCGTGACGATGGCAGCGGCGCCATCAGGGATCGCGCCTAGCGCGGCGACCTGCATTTGCAGGACGCTCGCCACGGCCTGGCTCACGGGCAGGGATTCGAGGTGGACGAAGGCGCGGTAGACGTAGTCGTTGTCGCCGTCGGGATCGATCTGAAGGGCGAGCCAGTCGCCACTCTCGAGCGCATCGTCGAGGAGGTTTTTGGCTCCTCCTCCCGAGGGGTCAAAGTCGGCGATGGGCTGCGCGAAGCTCTCGAGTGAGGCGACAAAATCCGTGAGCAAGGGCAAGCGATCGACGGCGGTATCACCGAGCACGGTGACCTCCTCGAGCGCCCGGCTCATCGTCGCCTCCAGGCCGTTGATCTCCGAGAGATCGTCGAGATCGAAGTAGCTGCGATCGACGGTGATCGGCCCTGTGGGCGATGAGTCGAAGGTCACCAGCCCGAAGAAGTAGTCGATGGTGTAGTCGCCAGCAGCCACGGGGCTTCCGTTGTCGTAGACCGTCACCGAAGCGGTCGGGTCCCAAAAGGACTTCAGAAAGGTGTCCCGGAAGGTGAGCCCGTCACCGGTGTCGGTCATGGAGTCCCCCGTCGCCGCCGTGACGCCGGTGTGGCCCAAGACCTCGGTTTTGTATCCTTGCTGTGGCATCGCCTAAGCTCCTTGCTCAAGATCAGGGCACACGCGTCCACGCGTCGCGGCCCATGCAGGTGTAGCTCTTGGTCGCGACACCATCGGGCGTGCTGCCGTAGCTGACGCTCTCGACGTAGCACTCGACCTTGAAGCCGTTGGTGCCGTCATAGAGGTGGCGCAGGTACACGGTCGTGCCGCCGTCGAGCGCGCTATCCAGCACGCCCTGTTGGGTGTCGGTGTCGTCGGCGAGCACCGTGATGCTAAAGTCGCTGTCTTTGAGCATCGGCAGTCGGTCCACAGCGGTGTCACCGAGCACGGTGATCTCCTCGAGCGACCGCTGCAGGTTGCTGCTCACCTCGGTGACATCACCGATCGTGTTGTAGGTCGAGTCGTCGGTGCTGACGTCCAGATCACCGTTGAATCCTGCGGTTGCCATCGTCTCCTCCTTATTCAAGTACCTGCGCGAGCAGGGTCAGTGTCCATCGGTGGCGCCCGGTCTCATCGCTGCCGACATAGGCAGGGCCGCTCGTGGTGATGACCCAGGAGATCCAGGCCGCCGGGTTCTGCTTGTGCAAGGCGGTCCACGCTGCCTGCGCGGTGGTCTCGCCTCCCTCAAAGTCGTTCTTGTCGCTGCGCACGACGATCAGCGCGTCGATCGTCTTGAGATCGTCTGCATCTGAGCCTCCGAGCATGGGCGTGGGCGCAAAGCCGCCGCCCTCGAGCACGAAGATCGCCCCGTCGCCGATCTCGGTCGTCGCACGCTCGGGGCCGTAGAAGATGTCGGCGCCCACGGTGCCGAGCCCTGCAGCCACCAGCACTGTGGCGATGTCGCTAGCCAGGCTCATCGAAAGGCCCTCCTGCGCGCGGCGTCCATGATGATGGCAGGCAAGCGGCCCGAGAGTCCCTTGATGGCCTCCCACAGGTAGCGCGCTTGCCCAGTGCGGTGCGGGATATCCACGCGCTCGTGGACATCAATCGCGTAGTGCAGCTGGCCGTGACCAAAGCTGGCCTCGACGATATTGCGAGCCACACGACCGGCGCGCGCTGAGGCTCGCAGCGCGCCGGTGTCGACGGGCACGAGCTTCTGGGCCTCTTCGACGATGCGCAGCGCGGCCTCCTCAAGCCCAGACATCACCGCGCTGAAGATCGTGATGTGGGCTTTCTCGAATCGGCGCAGCACTTCGGCCCACGCGCGCCTGTCAATCTCGACCTCAATCACAGCAGCACCTCCGTAAGCCCGACGCCGTCGAAGTCCTCAGCGCGCTTGGATTGGCGCACCTTCTTGGAGTCGTCAGCAGACGAGGTGTTGTCGCCGGGGAGCCACAGCAGCGACTCGACCGGGAGTTCCACGGTGGTCGCCACGCGGTGGGTGGTCTGCAGCTCGTCACCGCTTGGTAGACGGATGGTCTCGACGTACTCCTCCACGAGCGCGCTGGCGGTGGCCTGCGCGGAGTGGGTCACATCACCGTAATTCGAGACCCCGCTGGGGATCTGATACGTGATGGTGTGCGGTAGCATGTCGGCGTACCACGTCATCAGTCGTCGCCCCTCGATTCGTTGCGCGCGATCAGGTTGAGCCTGAGCTCAAATCGCCCGTCCTCATCGAGCGCGTGATGCAGACCATCTCTGGTCATCTCTCTTTTGATGGAGGGCTCAATCTCAAAGTCGAAGCTGAGGAGATCTGCGCCGCTGTGCTCGGTCTCGCATCTGCTCACCTCGCCGTACTCATCTTCAAACTCAATGCTCACGCGCACGCGCGCCGTCTTTGGAGATACCTTCACTCTTCCTCCTCATTGGCCATGGGCTTGGGCTCCTCGACGCGCGAGGCGACGCCGAGGCCCTCCAGCCGCTTGATGTCCTCGACATTGAGCAGCGGCTGCGCACCTGCCCTGTAGCGCTTTCCGTCGAGCACGTGGGTCTCATGGAAGAGGACGCGCGCCTTGACCTCCTCAGCCAGGCCTTGCCTGACCCACTGCTCGGCCAAGGTCTTGGTGAGCCTCGCCGCCTCGCCGGGGGTGTAGGGGTGGTGATCCTTGAGCATCCTGAGCATCTTGCGTCGTCGTTTTTTCACAGCCCGATTCCTCCGTAGCGAGTGAGGACGTCCTGAATGATCTCGGCCTGGTGGCCCTCGCCGCTGTCGAAGTAGCTCACCGAGGCGCTCAGCAGCTTGCGGCTCTTGACGTCGCGGCTGCGACCCCGACGCCAGTAGCGCTGGGCAGCGAGCGCGAGCGCCGCGTCCTCGATGTCGTGAGGTAGATCGCGCGTGAGGCCGCCGTCGTCGATGGCCTGCTGCGGCGTGACCCAGCCTGCGGTGATCGTCAGCGTGTAGAGATGCTCGGGAAGACGCGCGGCGAACGGATCCCCGAAGGCGTCGGCGGCGCCAGTAAATGTCCAGCGACCGTTGATGCGACGAATCCAGCCCGCGCCGCTGTCCTCGATCTCGTAGTCAGCCGCCGTGACCGTGGTCGACGTGCTGCCATCATCGAAGACGATCGAGGTGATCGCCTTGAGCGGACGCGGCGCGCCATCGGGGAGTTGCAGCCTGTACGGGTCACGCGCGGCCATCTTGACGGTGTGGTCGGTGGCGTAGTGCAGATCCCTGCCCAGGAGCGTCGCGAGTTGCTCGCTCGCGCGCTCGATGTATCGTTCCAGCCGAGCCTCTTCGTCAGAGTCTGAAGCTGGCGTGGCGATGCTCAGCTCATCGGCGAGCAGGGCCACGGTGGTCAATGCCTGGGCAGAAAGTGCCACTACTCACTCCCCCTTCGCGTCTTTGGTAGCGCCGAGCTTCTTGGCCAGGCTGGGAGACCTCATCGCGCGGTCTTCGGGAGCCCGAAGGTCCTTGGCTTTGGGCTTCTCCTCAGCCTCCTCAGCCTCCTCAGCCTCCTGCGCAGCTTCCTCGGCAACCTTCTGTTCGGCGGCCACCTCATCGAGGAGATCGGCCAGGGGTTGATCCCCAAGGGGAAGCCCCAGCTTGATCGCCGAATCGCGGTCGGCGGGGACAGCCACGGGGCGAGGCCCCGCGCACAGCGCCTTGGCGGTGCCCAAAGGTCGCTTGTCGCCATCACCCGGGACGAAAGAGCCGTGCGGCTTGATGTACTTGAGGCGAATCACGCGGCCACCTTCTTGGCTTTGGGCCAGTCGAGCAGTTGGACATAGCCCAGGCGCTCGAGGTTCTCGGCGAGCTCGTCGACGAGCGCCGTCCGATCGTCCTTCATGAAGCGCTTCCACGGCTTGAGGAAGCGCACGCGGGTGTGCCCATTCTGCTGCGCCATGTAGCGCTCGTAGTGCGCTTCCTTGAGTTCTCGCGTCGCGGTTGCCATTTTGTGCTCCTGCCCTGGTGGTAAAGTAGTGGGCGGCGAGGTGATCTCGCCGCCACGTGGTTAGTTGGCGGTGGCCGGCAGCTCGTCGGCGCCGCCCAGGATGATCATCGCGGTCACATCCACGGTCGGGCTCGTCCCGCCGGTAAAGGCCACGTCGATCGAGGGACGGATCCACTTCTCGACGTCCGCCAGGTCGATGTCCTGCTCGACGATCGTGCTGGCCGCCGTGACCTGGGTGACACCGCTGTTCGCGATGTCGGCGTAGGCGTCGGCGCTGCCGTCGTCGCTGCTCTCTTGGAGATTGCAGTCGACGGTGAAGCTCGTCGGCGTACCGGTGACGGCGCCGACGAAGAGCACCAGCTTGGCGCTGTGGAAGCCGGTGCGGTCGATGCCGGTGGCGCCGTTGATCGTGCCGTCGCCGGACTGGTTTTGGGGGATCACGCCGCCAGGGGCGACGATCTGCGATCCGATGTCATGTGCGTGAGCCATTCTCTCCTCTCTCCTTGTGTGTGCTCGTATACTCGCGTGCTCGAGGGCCTCACGGGCCCGATTCACACATCAGTCGTCGAGGGCCTGGCCCCAGGCGACGTCGGTCAAGACCGCGAAAGACTTCTCTCGGCGCACCGCCAGATCCATCTCGTGGATCACGCGGATGACTGTCTCGTCGGACTGCACGCCGTTGACCTGGTTGCTGTTGGCGTCGACGTAGCTGGCGTCGCGGTGCTCGGTGACCTCCGCGCGCAGCGTCTCGCCGATGACCACCTGGCCGAAGTCGCCGAAGTAGATCTCGGTCTCGTCGTTGTCGGCGTCGCCCGAGGCATCGAGCGTGCGCGGGATCGCCGTGGTGGAGTAGAAGGGCGAGCCGAAGAGGCCGCCGCTGCGCATCTCCTCCATGAAGATCCGCATGCCGCTGTTGGTGTCGTAGAGCGAGCGCAGGTAGAAGATGGTCCGCACCGCGAACATCCAGCCCGGGTTGAGCATCGGGATGTCGGCGCCGACGACCTTGTACTGCATCTTGAGCAGGTCGGTGATGACCTGCTGGATCGTCGGGGCCTGCGCGGTGACGGCGAAGATGTTGGCGCTGTTGAGCCAGTTCTTGATGCCCTTGGGCTGGTTGCTCGTGCCCGTGCCGCGGATCATCGCGATGTCTTCGGCGTTGGCCGCGACCTGCATGATGTCGTCACGCACGATCGCCCCGAAGCCGCGCGGCAGCGTGGGCCGGCGCAGCAAGTCGTTGCTCAGCGGCACCAGCACGCCGAGCTTCTTGGCCGAGAGCTTCAGCCGCCCGAAGGTCTGCTCGGAGACCGTGATCGTGCTGCCCTCGCCGACCCAGTAGGCCGTCGCGGTGCTGTCCTGGCGACCCAGGTCGAGCTCGCCCGTGGGCATCTCGACGCTGCGAGCGCCGGCGCGGCGCACGATGTTCTGGCTGTAGAGCGCGGCGATGAAGTCCGTCGAGAAGTCCTCGGGGATCAAGGCGCCACCGCCGGTGAAGTTGGTGGCCTGCAGGGCGCGGGCAACGGTATCCTCGCCCATGTCCTTGGCCATCTTGACCGCGTGGTCCTGGTTGTAGCCACACTTCTGCGCGATCATGCACATCTTGACGAAGCCACGGCCATCAAAGCCCAGATCGGGGGTCGTCGAGCCCTTGCCGAAGAGGGCCTCGGCGTTGGCCACCGGGTTGTTGGCGCGCGACTGCGTGGAGCCCGCGAAGAGCGACTCCCGGAAGGCCTCGGCGTCACGCTTCATCAGATCGGCCTGGCTGAGCTTCTTGCGATCGCTCAGCGCGCGCTCGACCCGATCGATGAAGCCGTCACCGACGTCCTCGAGGCCGAGGTTTTGGCACTCACTCTTGACGCACTCGCGAATGTCTGGCGCGAGCCGCTCACGGACCTGAAAGGCCACGCGCTCGACCAGCTGATCTTCGCTGACCTCGATTGTCTGCCCTTCGGGGGCGCATCCGTCTGCCATCTCTCTCTCCTTTGCTGCGCTGTCTATGCCGACAGCTTGACGCGCAGCACCCGCCGCGCAGATGTGGTGTGTGTCTCGTCGTCAGCCCCGGCCTCTTCGGGCGCGGGGGTCTTGGTGTCTT